ATCCGGCAACATTGGTTGCGGCTGGTCTTGCATTGCTGCCAAAAAGGCCGCGGCTGGATCGAATTCTTCTGCCATGGGTTCCTATCCCCCGGCGCCGTAGAGACTGGCCCCGGTTTTGATGTAGTCTAGCATCTGCTCCTGGCTGGTGGCTCCTGCGGGACTTCCGCCGAGGATCTGGCCGTAGGCATTGAGTGCCTGGCCGCGTCCGCTGGTGGTTGCGCCGAGCTCCTGTTGCCGCTGCTGGAGCAGGGCTTGCTGTAGCGCCATTTGTGCGGCCTGGCGCTCCTTTAGCCCCGCCTCTGCCTGCTGGCCTGCGAGCCCTGCACCTTGGCGGCCTGCGGTCATTGCGGCAGTTCTGGCGGCCATGGCCGAGTTGCCCGGGCGGGCGCTAGCAGCCATCGACTGCTGGGCGGCCTGATTCTGCTGGAGGCTCTTCTGTAACTGCCCGGCTGATACTGATTCCTCGCCGCGCGCAATGCGCTGGAGGTATTGCCGTTGCTGTGCAGCCTCCTGGCCAAGGCGGCGGAAGTCCTCCTGGGATGTGCGCGCGAATCCGCCGGCTTCGTCCGCGTATCCGCTGAGGTTGCCCTCGGCCTCCTTGCGCTTGCGGTTCTTTTCCTCCTCGCCAGAACGTAGCCAATCCCACGCGCCGCGGGCGATTCCGGTACCCTCCCGGTGTTCCGGCCCGGGCTTCCCGGTGGGGTCGGTGTTGATTTGCTGGCCGTTTGGCAGTGTGATGATTGGCATGTTGGTCTCCTATTGCTTCTGCGCGGCTGGCAGGCGGCTTCCGCCTTGTTTTTGGGCCACTTCCAAGGTGAGGCCGGTGAGGTTTAGTGCTAGAGAGGCTGGGTTGGCGTAGGTCTCCCCGTCGAAAGCGCCGAGGGTCGTGATTCTGATTTTGATGGCGGTGCATTTCGGCCTAGATGGGCCGTGTTCGATCTGCAGCGGACCGTCGACGGTCGTGGGGCTCGGTGTCCACACTTTGTTGTCGATCCACGTGTCATCGTAGTCATATGCTACACGAATTCGCAGATTGTGAGTGCCGCGGTACTGGCCTAGAACCCAGAATCGCCTGATCAGCTTGTAGGCCTGCAACTGCCCGAGCTTGATCCAGCCGGTCTCAACGTCCAGCGTAGGGTCGCCGGCAGTGCCATCATGGGTTGAGTTTTGCTCCTGGCAGGGCTGCGCAAATCCTGTAATGTCCTCGATGGCGACAATGTGGCGGTCATCCCAGATCGTGGCGCAAATCGCCCGTTGGTCCCACTCGGCCCACTCGTTGACCCGGTGATCCCAGATCAGGATAGAGCCTGAGCTGGTCACAACCCGCATCTGGTGCTGGCTGCTCATAACGTCCACTGAGAGCACAGTATCGCTGTCAAACTCGCGGACCTTGCCGCCGATATACTCAGGCTGCCATCCGCGCAGGAGGTACCAGCCGCGCGCTGAGTGGAACGCTAGCCCTTGCGGCGTGAGCGCGATCGCCTCCGCGGAATTTGCGCCAACATCGCTGGCAAGCACGCGCGCTGGGCCGTAGTTTTGGCCGCCTCCGCTATTGTCGTAGCCATCACCTGGGAGCGCGAAAACCGCGGTCTCCTTGAAGACGATCATGGTCTCGTTCTGGAATGCGATCCCGGTGATTGCGCCGCCATCGGCCGGCAGGTCCACAACTAGGGCGTCGTGGAATGCGGCGACTTCGCCTTGGCCACGGAGCTTGCTGTAAACTATGCGATTTGGGTTGCCCGGGATTCCTGCGAGGATAAGCCTATCCTGTGTGCTGGCGATGATACTGGCAGGCGGTGGGGCCAGTGATTCGAGGGTCAGCCCGCCGTTCTCCGGATTTGTCTCGCGAGAGAGTAGCAGGGTGTCGGTCAGATCGTCCACGAAGGTTGCGGGGGCGTAGGCCTCGTGGTCGTTTTCCACATAGCCCTGGGTACCCGTATCAGACGGATCCTTACTGGTCACCAGGTAATAGGGCGCCCCCACCGGCGCAGCGTCGATCTGCCGCCACCACTCCTGCGCGACGTTGTTACCATTACCGTGCTTGCTGGTCAGGTTGAGCGATGATGATGTTATCTGAGCGCTGTTAGTGGTGATGGCTTGGGAATATGTCGTAACGGTAGTACTGCGTTCAAACTCTCCCTGCGCATTAAACCACGAGTAAGTGCCTTTCCAGTTGTAGGTGCCGGCCAGGTTCGAGCCTCCGCCGCCTGGCACGATAGAGATGTCCCACGGGAAAGTATGGAAGCCCACCTCGTTTATGGCCGATCCGTCGTACTGGCTGAGCATCCCGGAGATATAAAGAGTCTCGCCGAGTTGTGTGGTCCTGCGGGCCTCGTCGCTATCGAAGGTGATGGACACCTGCTGAGGAGAACGCGCGGAGTATCCTTTCTGTGCCTTGCCGAGCGGCACAATTCCCCTGCGCTGCATCGTGCAACGGAAAAGCCCGGCGCTGGGCTCGATGACGTTCGGCAGTACTCCAGTGCTAGAGCTGAAGCCGCCGGCTGTACTCATGACGCTCTTTGTAATGATCGTACTGTCAGCCCTGACAAGGTAATACCCGTTCTGGAGCTGACCGACGACATCGCCTTGCGATAGCGATGCGAAGGCTAGCCACAGGTAGGCGAGACCGTCGTGCGCGAATGCCCTCGACGCGATACCAACGCGCTTGACTAGCGATGCTTCTGTGCCGGCCGACCCCGCGTTTGTGACCGTATTCCATTCAGTTTCAAAGGTGCTGGAGCCTGTGCTCTCGCCAGCGGACCAAAACAGAGTACACGTCCCAGCGACGGCATAGACGCTGGCAATCTGGTTGACCGTGGCGCTCGATGCAGTACCCGCTGAGATGGATACGTTAACGTCGACTAGGCTGCCGTCCAGGATGTCGGACTCGATGGCCGTGCCGCTGTTACGGCTCACGCACATGCGATCGCCAGTGGATCCGTCAAACGCCACCGAGATAGCACCTTCGGCCGCTCGCAACTTGTTGAGAAAGTGACTCTGCGCAAGCGCTTCAGTGTAGATATAGGTCCTGTACCCGGCTATCACTCCGCGAGCTACGACTAAGACAAACTCGGTGAGCACATCCGGATTCTGGATGATGTCGTATCCGGCCAGGCCGGTCGTGGCAATACTGGTCGTGCTCGCGGCGGCTGTAATATCAGTAGGGTCGTATGCCGCGAGTTCCACGCTGGCTAGGTTGTTCGTGTAGCTCACGATAAACGCGCCGGCGGTTGCGGTCACACGGGGCCTACTGGACGTGCTGCCACCCACCTGCACAGGGCTCAGCTTAACCGACCCTGTCGCCGTGTCGCTGGCGGCTACATACACGGCAGTGCCGCTCGGAGTTGTCTCAGCCCAGCAATACATGGATAGGCCGCCGAGCTCTGCAACGTCGCAGTCGAATTGCTCACCTGTAGTAACGAACGCCGGCAGCTCGTCGACCTTGACGGCAAGGTGCTCGCCGCGCGAAGTCCAGAGCCCATCTCCGCTGGAGTAGCTCCAGAGCTGATCTTTTGTAAACGCCACGAGTTCATCGCGATACGCTGCTAGCTTGCGGATTGTGCCGATCGTGTTGCTGACGTGGTCAGTAATGTCCTGGTACTGGTCGCGGGTTTGCACGCCGCCCAGGTCATCGAATTGGATGTCCCTGGCCACGGAAAGCCCTGGTGCTTGCATCGCGCGAGTATCGTCTTCGGTGGATAGGCCGCGGTGCAGTGGAATATCGATCAGCTGCTTATTGGATGCCATTACAGCACCCACACGCTGGTTGTAACTGTGGCACCGAATCCAGTAGCCTTAAGCACTATGTACTTTTCACGGTCGTAGTTGTCGCTGATCACTTCCTCGACCCGGCCTGCGTTGACAGCATCGCGAACTGGGCTGACGAACGGAGCGGCAATGCGGCCGAGTCCATGCGGGATTGGTACCTCCTCAGCATTGGGGAGCTCAACGTCCCGTGTCAGCTCGCCACTAAGAAACGGGATGGCAGCCAGCTCCCTGACTCGCTGGTCTAGGTTGCGCGCAACCCGATCTGTCTCACGGTCTCGGAGACGAGGGCTGACCGGTGGTGTGAATCGGTTGGCCACTAGTAGAGATAGTCCCCCTCGTCGCGGTCAACGCCGGAGTTGCTGCCCCGGTCGCTGGCAACGTGCCGGCGCTTTGGCGTGTAGAGCTCGCGCTGCATGGCCCACTCGACCACTCGAGCGCGATGGCGGTCCACCTGTCGCTCGTAGTACGGCACCATGTCGGACTCTTCCTTGACTCCGCCGGCCAGGGCGAGGCTCCAAATGAAGAATGCCTCCCCGCCAGGTGTGACAACGTCAACGCTTGTGCTCGTGGCACTGGCGCTGATATCGGCAGGCTGCGGCACGTAGATATGGTAGTAGGTCTGCCCAGTGGCAGGCGCGGGGTAAAGCCGGACGTTCTGCCCGATAAGCGAGTAGGCCAATGATTGGCCGCCGGTCGACCCGGTAAACACGTTGCGCTCTTGCGCCAGGAAGCTGGTCAGCTCCGTGCGCTGCCCGCCAGTGCTCTGCTCGTAGTCGACGCCGATGGTAGCTAAAAAATCAGCGGGCAATGCGTAGTCCTGCGTCCCGGCGACCCCCGTAATAGTGGCCTCCGTTTCGTAGTAACGCATGCCCGCATCCGTGAGTAGCCCGTGAAATTCGCCGAATATGGTATTCAGTTCTTCTTGCCACTCAGCGGCGGATAGGATGTCCCGATTCTCCTGGTCGCAACGCCGGCGACCTTTGGTAATCAATTGGGCTATGGTGAAGCTTCGGGCCATCCTGGTCCTTTACGCGGCGTTGACGCTAGTTGCGGAGAAGTAGCAGACCAAGGTCATCCACTCAAGAGCGGCGAGGTCGTGCAATGCATCCGCAGCGTTGTATACGCTGATAGCCAGAGTCCCGGCTGTAGCGCTGTAGAGGCCGGCGGCAATCGTGTGTCCGGCGATGTTGGCGGGCGTGGTGGCGTTGAGGCCCCACGTGAGCCCCAGGAAGTTGCCGGGGAGATCGCTCCACGTCAACAGGTAGAGGCCTGTGCCAGTGCGAGTTACCGCAACGCCTGGGCCATTCACTTTTGTCACAGCAGTACTTCCGCCGACCGCGTTGACCACATGGGCCTTCAGTCCTGCGCAGTTGCTGATTTGCTTTGATCCGTCTAGAGACATCGTAATTCCTTTCGTCTAGTGGGGGCCCCGAAGAGCCCCCAGGTGATTAGATGCTGAAGACGCCGTTAGCGCCGGGGACAGTACAGATCAGGTTGCCCATGCTGCGCACTCGAGCTTCAACACCGTCGGCGGCTGCCTGGCGAAGAGAAGCAAGACCGTCTTGGCGAATCACGTGAGTGAATGCCTCAAGGTGCTTGATGTACAGGCTGGCCTTGTTGAGCACGCGGCCACGGTTGGTCGGGACATCCGGGTCGGAGTAGCACTTGAGTGTGCCGGCTGGGGTGTGGATCTTGAAGTATTCAAAACCGAAGTTTGCGGACCCGCCGCCATCGTCATACTCGACTTTGGCATTTAGGCGGCGAACCACTTCCCAATAGCGGATTGGGTTGAGGGCCAGACAGTCGGCCCGCTTGCCA